TAATTTTATTTAACTCTGTTGATGTCGCAGTTAAAACTACATCTTCATTAATCTTAGGAGAGGTTAAAGTCTTATTAGTCAATGTCTGTGTTCCTGTCGGAGTTACAACATCTCCCGTCGGAGTATTTATTACAGGACTTGTTAATGTCTTATTACTGAGTGTCTGAGTTTCCGTTGTTCCTACAATAGTATCTGGCAATACTCTATCTCCCAATAACTTCCTAACAGTAGCCTTTTTAGTTGTTCCCGTACTATCCTGCGTTGTATCACTTGTATCAACAACAGGTATGTAATCAGTTGTTTCTGTTATCTCTGTTGCCTCTGTTAAATCAAGTATTTTTATGTCTGCCATTTTTACACATCATTTATTTTAGTATATGTTGTTTCTATATCTGCTGTATCAGTCCATATTTCTAAATCCTCTCCGTGACTGTATACAAGATAGTCCAAGTTTCCTTCCGACATTAGATTTTCTCTGTATCCCTCTGTAACAAGCCTTATCAGTCCACCCCAGAAGCCCCAAGAAGTATCCTTATCACTAACATCTGTAAATCCACTTTCTATACCTTGCTCTACTAAATCAAATCCATCCTGTGTCTGTAATCCCTTTCCGTCTTGTGTTGTTAGTCTATCTCCTCCACTATATTTCCTATACGAGGTTGTTGTGTCATTTACATCTGTCCAATTTGTCATTAGTCGTAATAGTCTCTAATTACTACCTGCTCAGGGTCATCGCTAATCGTGTTAACCAAAGCATTGGTCATTTCATCCAATTCTCTGTAAAACTCGCTTAGATTTAATTGAGCCTCGTCTAATAGCCCTTGTCTTGCCTTAGCCTTGGCAACTGCAAACTCTACAGGCAGATCGCTAAACTCAAACGGTAAATTAGGCTCGTCATCATCGTCTACTAAGTCATTGACCGCCTCGACATACCACATCCACAGTCCATTTGTAACCGCCGAAGTAGGGACTGGATTAAGTTCAATATTCTTGCCTCTCATACTGTATTGTGGCGAAGTTTCTGATATGTAAGTATCCACAGGGTCCCCGTAAGCGTTGGTATCGGTTCTTCTAGCCCTGTATCTAACACTATCCCCATAGTCCAACTCAATTCTTATCATGCGTCTAAAGTCGCTAGGAAGCCCGTATAACCCCTGATTAGCCACTAAATTAGCCTTGGCTAGCCTTACATAAAAGTCCTGCCCTAGGGACGCTATACGATTTACTACCTTTTGGTAGCCTCTATTGAGATTGGCCTTTACTTCTGATTCTGTAACAAGGCCTGTATCATTGGTTACATCTTGGTTAATAAGCTCTCCTACCCGCTTTTGCATGTCAAGGAATGTCATGATCTTTTTGTACTAAAATATTCGGCTCCTCGATTCCTTATATAATTATACCACGAATTATTTTGACTCCTCGATTGGCTCTGTCTGTATCTTCTCCCTAGTTTTCTCAGGTAATAGGCTTGCGTACAACTTAATCAGGTCAGGGGCCAGTAGGTCTACATTACGCTTTTCACTTACCCACTTGTACGCACTCTTTACCATGTCCTTTTGCCCTGGGTTCTTAATCAGCCTCTCAATGGCCCCCTCAAGGTCCTGTGGGGTCTTGTAACCTATGGCATTACCCTCAATGTACGGAGAGTAGGGTAATTGGTCTTTGACAATCATAGGGACTTTCAATGCCGCAAACTCCATCATCTTCAACTCGCTCTTGTAACTGTTAAAGCTCTCGTCATCAGCCAGTGGAATCAACGCAAAGTCTAAGTCTAGTAGTTTCATTCTGTAAGGGTGAGCCTCCCATTTAGCCCAGGGATGGTGTTCTATCTCAATGTCTGTGAAGTTCTCAGGAAAGTAACTGCCTGCCACTACCAGTTTAATAGGGTGTTTCTTGGCCAACTTTCTTAAAGTAGGCATTATGCTCTTCCAGTCGGCACTATGCGAGCTTCCACCACTCCAGCCTATTCTAATCTCCCCTTTCTCTCTCTTTAGTTTAACCTCTACATCGGGATAGTAGCTTAAATCTAAGCAGTTACTAACTACCGCAGATTGTTCTGCATACTTATCCCACATAGCAGTTAATACAGGAGTCGGAGAAGTTGCTAGATTACAAGCCTGTAAGCACCATATTAAGTTTGTATGCTGTTCTAAATTGACAAACCTGTTAAACCCAGGGGTAATTCCCGTAACCCATAAGGGGATCATACCCATTTCGTCTATCTTCATTCGTGTACCAATGGAGGCCTTCTTGTAATAGTCGGTCTCTCTAACATCTTTTACCTCGGCCCATACATCCCTTACTCCGAAGTTCTGATAGCTTGGATTGCTCGGCTTAGTCTCCAGGGTATTGTCGTCCCAGTCAAACACCACCACCTTGTTAGGCCATGTCTGTTTGATTAGCCTTATATACTCAAAGGTATTAAGCCTGCCTACAATCACATCGGCATAGTCTATGGCGTTCTTAGCATCTTCTTCACTCTCTCCTGGCTGCATGACTAAACTCTCTGCAATTCCCAGTCGGTTAATCGCCTTGTCCCATATACGAACCCTATGCCACCCACAACCTCCTTCATCGGTTGGGAGCCACAATATTCTTAAAAGTCTCATAATTCACCTCGATTAAATTATATAGTCCTACTATCAACGGTTAAACACCATTGAAACTCTGGATCACTTCGCAGTACCTTCTTAAGTTGATTGCCGTTCTTTGCGTCCATAATAGCATCTCCATACTTGGCTTTAATACGCTCTGCTACTTCTAAGGGAATTGTTGCTATGTGCCTGTACTCTCTGTCTTTACTAAATCCGTCAGTCTTACTCTTTAACTTGGCATTGGCTAAATATATACCGTTGGAGTCCTTGTAGATACCACTAGCCATTTCACTCTTCTGTCGCTTAATGTTCTCTACAAGCCTACCCACGGCTTCGTTAAATACCTTAACCTGCTCTTCATTCTTGGGGGCTAAATCTCCTAGTAACTGCTCTGCTGTCATTTCCTCGACCTTAACTAAAATTAGTAAGGCTTGGGGGCCGAAGCCCCCTTTACCTTAAAGAACTTAACTTGCAAGTCCTGTGGCTTTCGCATTGTATTTCTCAGCGTAAGCTGCCAATGTGAGTTCGCCAACTACTGCAAATCCGTCTGCATCTGCCGTCTTAGCGGTCTCTTCCTTTGCGACAGGTCTAAGCTGTGCAATCTTCCATGTGGAAGAATCCAAAGCTACTAATTCATCATCAGGCATGTGAATGTCTGAGACTACCTGTAATACTCCAAAGTTAGAATCGTAAACTGCGATTGCGGATGTAAACTTCTTGACTGAATCAACGTAGTTCCTTGAATCGTCAAAGAGTGCGGACATCTTGTTTCTCTGTTTAGGAGATACCAAGATTGTATCTGGATCACCACCTGCCTCATAAATATCGGCAAGCATTCCATTTAACTCGGACTCGGTAATATCTCTTCCAGTTCCTGTACCAGTTGATACATTGGTTGTAATCCAAGCTAATACACCCTTTAACTCTCTAGCTGTACCAGTTCCACCAGACACTGCTCCTGTTCCGTTGATAAGGGCTTTCTCAATGTCTCTTCCAATCTCTTTAAGTGCTTTCTCAACTTGGAAAGCGTACTCGTCCTTGTACCCTGCTGGGTCTGAGGCTCTCTGAGTTTTGGATACTTGACCTGTTTTAGCAAAGATTTGAGTGTAGTTCTGTCCCCTTGAAGGAGATGTTAATGCACTGAATGAATAAGTAAAACCCTCAATCTGTGCGTTGGTTGCCGCATCTGCGTATGATACTGTTGGCCATTCATGAAGGGCTGATTTTGCCTTCACCTTTGGAAGATTAGAAAACAATGGTGTCTTCATTTGACCCATCATTACTAAAACATCTGTCAGGTCCTCATGGTTGGTTTGTACATCGTAAGTTGTATGTACTGACATGTTAATAAATTACTAAAATAAATAACCTCGATTTAATCGGGAATATTGGCGTACTTCTTTAAGAACTCGCTCATACTCCCAGTCTTCGCTGCCGCCACCAAGTCCGCTTTTCTTTGGTCTGTCTCTTCGTGTACAGGCCTTCCTGGTGCCTCACTGTATGTACTAGACTTCTGAGCTTTAGCTTTGTCTTCGACTAGCCTATCAAGATTCATCATCTTAAAGGCCATTTCAGGGTCTGTTATTACATTCCCTCTGGCGGTCTGTTCGTCCATGAAGGCTGCGACCTTCTCGGCTTCAAACTTTACACCCCCATTACTGCCGTCGTACTTCTTGCTGAGTTGATCCATCTGATTGACAAATCTCTCTTGCCATTTGTACTCACTTAGCTTCTGCTCGAATAGCTGGTCTACTGTGGACTTATCCACATATCCCATGGCTTCCAGTTCGCGTCTTGCTGCGTCTAATTGCTTCTGTCTGGCATCCACTTGTGGTGGATTTATAGCCTGACTTAACCTATCAGCAATCTCTGCTTTGGCTCGCAACTCGGCCATTTGCTCTTTCATTTGATTGAGCTCATTGACCTTCTCTTGGAATCTATCGTAAGGTATTTTATTACCCCTTGATTCCTCACCATCACTTTCGGTATTTGACTGCACCTCTGCAGAATCTAAAGCCTCAGGTGCTGTTTGTTTGACATCGGATGAAGTGTCCACAGTTGTCTCTGTGCTTGTTACATCCATTTCCTCATTATCCATAGTGTTACCCACATTTTAACGAGTTCAGTCTCGACTGGGCGGATAAACTTATATAAAGAACTCACCCCATGGTGCTAGTAGGCTTGTGGCCTCTACTTAATTATAGCATACCCACTTATAGCCTCTGCGTAGAGGGTTCGAGGAGACCCCCTACTCAAAAGCCACAAGTTTTACTAAGCCATTTTAGACCATTGGCTGTGCTAGCATTTCTCCTCCCATTTCCCCTGGCATTGGCCCTTCAGGCGCAGGAGGTTGCGATGCCATTTGCAACTCGGCTATTTCCATTTTCTCGTCCATTAGTCTCTGCTTCTCTTCCTCGGGGTCAATGTCATAATTCTCTAGTAAGGTCTTTCTGCTTATATCACCCCCACCTCTTAACATGGTCAATATCTCTCTCTTACCTTCCTTTGTATGTGCCACATCGCTTGTAATTCTAACCTTAACCTCAGGGTTCTTTGGTATCTGAACTATCTCTATAATGCCCTGTCCCAGTTCATAACCCATAACTTCCTTCCCGTCCTTGACTACCCTAGGGACATTCTCCTCCCCTACCTGACCACTGATAAGCCCATACATTTCTCCCCCCTGGGTTCTGAATGGCTTGGTAATCAACTGATACTCATAACCCAAATCTAATATGTCCTCCCCCAGTCTTGCTAAGCAATCGGCTAGGTTGTCGATTAAGTCTATAATGTTGGTGTAGGCATTGGCAACTAAAGTGTCAAAGGCTATTCCACTTGTAACCCCTGCTGGAGCTTTGCCCATAAATGCCTCGTGTGCGGCCCCTATGTTTTGTATGTACTCCTTAATGTTGTTTATCTGACTGAATGCACTTGAACTCATTGGCTTCATGTCCATTTGAGTTACTGTGTGCCCAGGCTTGTGTCTTAATATCTGTCCGTTTCGGTTGTTGATTATCTTAATACCTGAGTTGGAATCGGTAATGTACTTACCCTTACTAAATATGATGTTGTACTCTAGTATAGACCTTTCTAAGTAGTTTAAGGCCTTGTTAAGTGGGACTAAGTTCTTGACCCAGCCCTCACCGTACAGTTCGTTCAAAGTA